AGAGGTAAAAAATTCTTAGAAACATTGAAGGGTTATTCAACTCAATATCCAGATTTTACTAAAGTACCATTTAGAATAATTAGAAATGGAGCTAAAGGTGACCAAAATACTACATATACAGTAATACCTGCTACAGATGTTACTCCAATAAATGTTGAAGATGTAGAAAGACCTAATTTATTAGGAAGTTTTATTCTAGATAAGACTGTAGACGAAATTAATACTTATATAGATACTGGAGCATTTCCAGAAAATGGTAGTGAAGACAATACAGAACAGCAAGTAACTAGAAGAAGTAGAAGAGGTTAAAATGGCGAGAGGTTTATTTGAAAAACCTAAAGTTTCAGATAAGGAATTATTAAATAAAGTTAAATCTGCTAAGCCTAAAAGCGTAAGAACTAATAATATTGCTGCTAAAATACAGGAGATTGTTTCTAGTGCTGAAAATAAACTTGGTAAGTATAAAGATAAATATCTAATAATTCAAAACATAGATGATTTGTGCGAATATATCTCGAAAGCTATTAAAAATAATATTTGTGCAATTGATACAGAAACTACTGGATTAGACACTATGCGAGATGATTTAGTTGGTGTTTGTCTTTATACTCCAAACAAAAAACCAGCTTATGTTCCAATAGGTCATAAATCGTATATAACTGGTCAAAAAATAAATTCACAGTTAAATATTGATGATGTTAAATTAGAATTAGAAAAATTCAATGGAAAATGGATTATGCATAATGCTAAATTTGATATTAGAATATTAAGACATACTATGAATTTATATTTAGAATGTTATTGGGATACAATGTTAGCTGGTTTTTGTATAAACGAGAACGAAAAACACGGACTTAAAGATTTACATTTAAAATATTGTAATAGTTTAGATAAAGAATCATTAACATTTGATAAATTATTTAATGGTGTATCATTTGATTTAGTTCCTATATCATCAGCATATTTATATGCAGCTGGAGATGCAATAAAAACATTTGAGCTGTATGAGTATCAAAAGAATATTTTAGAAAAAAGTAATATGGAAGGTCCATATAATGTATTTAAAAATATTGAGATGCCTATTATAAATGTTTGTGCTGATATGGAAGACAGAGGCGTTTGTCTTGATTTAGATGTTTGTGATAAATTAAAAGATAAATATCACAAAATTAGAGAAGAACAGACAGATGTCATAAATAATATACTAAATAAATATGACTCAAAAATAAGTCAATATAAACTACATAATCCTAATCATAAACTAAATGACCCAATTAATATTGGAAGTCCAACACAACTTGCAATATTGTTCTATGATATTTTAAAATTAGAAAGTCCAGTTAAAAAATCTCCAAGAGGTACTGGTGAAGAAATTCTTAAACATTTTGCACAAAATAATATAGAAAAAGACTTATGTGAGGCTATTTTAAATATACGAGGAACGGATAAATTGTTGTCTACATACATAGATAAGATGCCTGAAATTATTTATGATGATGGTAGAATACATTGTAATTATAATCAATATGGTGCTAAGACAGGAAGATTTAGTTCTAGTGACCCGAATATGCAGAATATTCCATCTCATAATAAAGAGATAAGAACGATGTTTAAAGCATATTCTAGTGATGATATAGTAGAAGAGTCTAATAATTCATTCTGTGTCAAAAAATGGAGTGAGGTTGAAACGCCGGATGGCTGGAAATACGTTAGTAATCTTGTGGTTGGTGATAAATTATTAGTTAGCGAAAACGACGCCAAGTTTGAGATTATTATCACCAATATCGTTAATCTTACTGACAATAATAATATATTAATTTATTATTAAATTGGAGGTGACTATTTGTTAATATATAAGGTTACTAATAATATAAATGGTAAAGTGTATATTGGACAGACAAGACGTAAATTACTAGATAGAAAAAGAGGACATCTTAGAGACGCAAAAAATGGTAGTAAGGTTCAATTTCATTGTGCTATAAGAAAATATGGAGAAGATAATTTTAGTTGGGAAGTTATATGCTTTGCTGAAGATAAAGATACATTAAATGAGCTAGAAAATTATTACATACATAAGTTTGATAGTATAAATAGTGGTTATAATATGGTAGATGGCGGAGATAATAATGTTATGGACATACCATATGTTAGAGATAAACATAAAAAACGTATGCGAAGTGAAGAGACAAGAAAGAAAATATCTGAAACTATGAAGAGAAAAGCCGCTTTAGGTGAATTATTTACTGATGAGCACCGAGCAAGATTGTCGAATAGTATGAAAGGAAACCATAATTTTGGTACTGGTGATACTAGGTCAATAAGTTGTTATTGCATAATGGAAACAGGCGAAAAATTAGAATTTCATTCATACAGAGATGCTTGGAAGTGGTGGAAAGAAATAGATAATCCATTTGATACTAAAACAGAGTGTGTATATCAAAGAAAAATTAAGCAAAGTGTAGAACAAGGTTATTATACTTATAAAAGAAATAGATATACATATCCAAAGTGGTATAGGAAAAGGGGGTGATAATATTGAAAAAGTTAGCAACAAGAACTAGATATGTGATGGTGGGTGCTGACTATTCTTAGGTCACAACAGGAGCCAATGATTACTTCTTATCTATCTCAAGATAAAAAGATGATGCAAGCATTTATCGATGGAAGAGATATTTATTCAACTATTTCAAGTTTAGCATTTCATAAAAGTTATGAAGAATGCTTAGAGTTCAATGAAGATGGTTCAACTAATGTGGAAGGTAAAGAAAGAAGAACACAGGCAAAGAGTATTGTATTAGGTATTCTTTATGGAAGACAGATTCCATCTATTGCTGAACAATTAAATGTTTCTAATAAAGAAGCTCAAGAGATATATGATGCTGTGTTAAGAGCTTTTCCACAATTAGCAGATTTTATTGAAGCTAGTCAAGAGATGGCTAAAGAGAAAGGGTATGTTACTACAGCTTGGGGAAGACGAAGACACATTTCAGATATGCAATTAGAGCCATACTCTTTTAAATATTTATCTGGAAATTCAAGAATATTTGACCCATTAAACTTTTCTTTAGATACAAATGAGGTACCTATAAATATTAAGAATTCATATATTAAAGAACTTAATAGTATTTATGGTTGGCAGAATAAAAATCAATTTATACAAGATGTAAGAAAAAATGATGGAATAGTTATTAAAGATAATACAGGATTTATATCACAAGCAGAGAGACAATGTGTTAATTCGCGAGTGCAAGGGAGCGCGGCCGATATGACTAAGCTCGCTATGATTAAAATAAATAATGATGAAGAGTTAAATAGACTAGATGCGCATTTAATAATTCAAGTTCACGATGAAGTTATAGTTGAGTGTCCTGAAGAAAATCAAAAAGAAGTTGCAGAAAGATTATCTTATCTAATGAGAACTGCTCCATCAGATTTAATTGATTTACCATTAAACTGTGATTGCGATTTTATGAAGAATTGGTATATGAAGATATAGGAGTAATTACATATGAATATTATATTAGAAGGTTTAGATGCAGCTGGTAAAACAACATTATCGAATAAATTAAAAATTAAATATAATATGTCTATAATTAACTCTACATCTAAAACTAGAAATGATTTTGGCTATCATATAAATTTACTAGATTATCAAAATAATGTAGTTTTAGAAAGATTTCATTTTGGAGAAATGATATATCCAATTATTTATAATAGAGATTGTAAGTTAAGTATTCAAGAATATGAAACTATCAACAAAAGAATTATAGATAATAATGATTTATTTATAGTATTTATAAGTAGTGATATGAGTATTATAAATAAAAGACTCAAAGAACGTGGAGAAGATAGCTTTATTCCAATAATGGAAGCACAAAATAAGCATTTTACTAAATTAGCTAAGGATTTTAAAGATAAATATAATTATAAGAATTTTTATATTATCGATATAGCTGAAGATAATGCTTATGATAAGTTAGATTCTTGGATAGATAGTCATTATGGAAAAACTACTACTAACATTGTTTATAGACAAGTTGCCAGAGATGTTTTAGAAAATGGACATCCAATGGAAACTAGAAATACTAGAGGACACACTTTAGAGTTATGTAATTATAGTTTTTCTATTTCAGATTTAGATAATGAATATGTTTCTTTGAAATCTGGTGGTACTAATTTAACATATTTAGCAGCAGAATTATTATGGTATTGGTCATCTAGAAATGATTTGAAATTTATTAGTAAGTTTGCTAGTTTATGGGAAAAGGTTTCAGATGATGGATTAACTGCAAATTCGGCTTATGGGTATTTAATACAGCAAAAATATGGATTTAATCAAATAGAAAAAATAGTAGAATTGCTTAAAAAAGACCCATATTCAAGAAGAGCTATTATAAACATTAATATACCTAATAAAAAAGTAATAGAGACTAAAGATGAACCTTGTACAATATGTTTAAACTATCAAATAAGAAATAAAAAATTACATAGTACAACAATTATGCGTAGCAATGATTTGAGATATGGCGTACTTAATGATTTAGGATTTTTCATTTCATTGCAAAAGTATATAGCAGAATTGTTAGATGTAGACGTAGGAACATATAATCATTATGCAATGTCACTACATATATATGATAAGGATATTCAATTTTTTAAAGATATTGCATATGGTACATTAGAATCAAGTAATGAAGTGTTAAACATTAAAAAATTACTTTTATATAGAACAGCTTTAGTTAATTATGTAGATGATTTATTTATATCTAAAAAAGATTTTAAAAATAAATTAATAGAATTAGAAATAATAAAGGAGAATTAAAGATGAATAAAGATGATATTAAGAGATATAAAGATGTAATTATTAAAAAGTTTAAAAAAGAATTGGATGCTAACTTAAGAAATTTAGAAGATTACGATGAAATTGAGACTGATATTAATATGCAATCAACACTAGAAGGAAGTAGCAATAATTACAGAGTAAACAATTTTAGTATAAGCATTAATGTTGGACCTAGAACAGAGATGCCAGAGTTTAAAGAAAGTAATGACTAAGGAATTAATTTATGAACGTTTTATTACTATTAGCCAGAGGTACAGAAGGTACTGGTAATACTAGAATTACTATTGAATTAGAAGAATATATAAAATCTATTAATAATAATGTAATTACTATTACTGGAACTGACAAATCTTGGGGTAGAAAAAATATGCAAGAAACTGATTTTGTGGAACATTCTTTTATTAAAGAAGGTTTATTAGAAGATACTAAAATTGGTTTTAATCCAGATATATGTATTATAATGTCTGTTCCAGCTAAAAATTATCCAGAAGAAACTATTGAAAATTTTCTATTGACTTTAGAAAATATGCATAATAATGGGACAAAATTAGTATATCTTCAAGTAGATAATAAGATTCATAGCATTAATCGCAATTTTTATTGTTTAGATAGTTCTTATATAAAGAGATTTTTTAGTATTCTAGATAAAATTATTGTTCATCATAAACAAGCAGATTTTTGTACTAAGTTTATAAATAAAAAAGTAAAGCCATTAATTAATAAACCATTAATTAATGATAAACCTAATTATAAAATAGAACAGTTACAATTAATATCTACAGACTTCGAAGATTTAAGAAATAGATTTTGGACAAATGATAAGATAGATAAGACTTGTTGGTTCATTGGACGTTCCGCTTTATGGAAGGGTTGGACGTATTTTAGAGAATTTCATTATGAATATCTTATGAATAATAATTATGTTTCAGTGGCTGAAGGAATTGAACGTTCTATAAATGCTAAGCAAGCTATATGGGAATATGATTCTAAAACTAATAAATATGGTGACTTAAGAAAAGATAATAATTATAATGATAATGGTAATCCAAAAGATGTTTTAGAAAATATAGAAAATTATCGTAATCATCCTTTGGAAATATATGGACCATATGTAAGATTAGAAGCTTTAGAGAGATTGAGTAAAGCAAAATTTGGTATGTTTTTCACTTTTACTGGACCACAGTTTGGTGGACAGTTAGAAATAACTTTATTAGAAATAGTAGCTTGTGGTACAATTCCAATTATTAGAAAAGATTTGTATGATAGTGCTAATTTCTGTGGAGATAGACTAGATAATTATACTCTAAAAGATATTGGTACAATTGTGTATGATGAAAATAATCCTTTAGAAACACTTAATCTTATGAATGAGCTTAATTCTAATATGGATTTATACGATGAGTATAGAAATAACGCTTATAATTATTATAAATCTGTCTTTGATAGAGATATTATGATGAAAAAGCTATATAATATGTGCATAGGAGACTAATTATGAAAGCTATTGGTATGTATATATTTTCTGGAAGTCAAACTATAGGTCATTTACTAGAAGGATGGGATGTAAATACTATTCTTGAAATGACCGATGATATGTTAGAACAAAATGCACACTATTTTAAGTTAAACTATCCAGAAATAGAAGTAAAGCTTCCAAGTGAATATGAAAATAATGAATCTTATTTAAATGAATTAAAAGATGAAAACTACGATTTACTATTTTCAAATCCACCTTGTTCAGGACTTTCTTCTATAAATAGAAATGCTAAAGTAGATAATGATGTAAATAAATATTTATATAATGTTTTTAAAATGGTAGACAGAATTAATCCAAAAGCATTTTTAATAGAGAATGCTCCAACATTGACTACTACTGGTTTGCCCATATTAAAAGATATGATAAAATTATTATCTAATTATAGATTTACTATCATTAATGATATTGCCGGTAATCATAATGTTGCAATGCATAGACGTAGAACTTTTATAATAGGTTGGAACAGAGATAATTTTTCAGGTATTCCTAAAATAGTTCAAGATAGTAAACGTTGCAATATAGAAAATGTATTAAATAATATAGATTATTCTTCTACTGATTGCAATTTTACAGAACAATCTGATGAATCGTTGTTTAAGTTTTATGATAAGGTAGAAGAAAAGGAGAGCTTATATGTAGCATTATCTAAGGTAGAACATCTAGATGATTTAGATTTATCAGATAGTGTTAAAAAAGATATTATAAAAATTAAAGATAAGATTAATAATAATAAAAATATATGGGACAAGTCTCCATATAGACCAAAATTAAATGATAGAGCTCCATCATTAGCGTCTGTCGTTAAAATAATACATCCAATAGAAAATAGAGATTTTTACGTAAGAGAGTATGCTGCTTTGATGGGTTATCCAAATGATTTTAAGTTTACACCTAGATGTAAAACACCAATTATTCAATGTATTGCTCAAGGTGTTCCAGTTAATTTTATAAGATATATATCAAAACAAATAAAAAATGCATTTAGTAGTAAACAACTATATAATAATGACATTATTTATATAAATCAATGTAATCCAAATAATATAAAGTTGGCTAAATATAGTAAAGATAAATTTTATAGTTTAAGTAAAATTATTTAGTAATGAGGTTATTTATGAGATTAGATAAAGATTCTTATTATTTGAATATCGCACAGGCAGTTAGTAAACGTTCTACTTGTCTAAAAAGACAGTATGGTGCAGTAATAGTAAATTATGACGAGATAATTTCTACTGGTTATAATGGAAGTGTTCGTAATAAATTAAATTGCTGCGATTTAGGTAAATGTATTAGATTAGATAAAGAACATAATTCTGGAGATTATGATGTGTGTGCTAGTGTTCACGCAGAACAGAATGCATTATTATCGGCTGCTAGACGTGATATGATAGGTGGAGATTTATATTTATTTTGTTCTGAAGACGATAATGTTATAGAAGATATAAAACCTTGTCCATTATGTGAACGTATGATTAGAAACGCAGGAATTTCAAGAGTAATTACTTTAGGAGGTATTATAAATTATGAAAATTGAAATTATAAGATTTGATGATAATCTAATTAGAAAGCCGGATAGAGCTTATCATAATGATAGTGGAGCTGATATTTTTACAACGCAAGATGTTACGATTAAAGCTCATTCAGTTGAATGTATACCAACAGGTATAGGACTTAGATTACCAGATGGATATGATGCAGTAGTTCATTGTAAATCAGGTTTAAGTAAAAAAGGTATATGGGCTGCAAATGCTCCAATAGATGCTGGATACACTGGAGAAATTCACGCAATATTGTATAATACTACAGATGAGGATTTTACATTGTATAGTGGAAATAAGGTTGGACAACTTGTAATTAGACCCGTAATATATGCAGATTTTGTAGAAGAATATGAACTAGATGAGCGCGGTACCGGTGCATTTGGTTCAACTGGAGAATAGGAGGTAATCATTATGATAAAAATAAAAACAAGTAAACTAAAAGAAATGATGAATAAATCTATTAAAGGTGCTGGTTCTAGTACAGTTGTGGTATTAACATCTATGCTAGGCATAAAAGTAGATAATAATAGATTTAGATTAATTACATCTGATGTTAATACTACAACATCTGTTATTACTAATGATGTTGAAGGAGATTTAGATGTTTCTGTTAATGTAGATATATTTTCAAAACTAGTTGGAAAACTAACATCAGACGAAACTAAATTAAGTGTAGAGGATAATACATTAGTAGTTAAGGCTAATGGTACATATAAAATTCCTTTAATTGTAGATGAAAATGGTATTGTATCAATAGATGAACCTAATGATATTCAAGGTGAAGAAAGTGAAATACCATTATCTGATATTAAATCAATTAGAAATTTTAGTAAAATATCGTTAAGTGAAAATTCCGATTATTCTAGTGAAGACTATTTATTTTCATATTATTGCGGCTTAGAAGATACTACAATAACTAATGGTTTTGTAGCAACATTTAATAAAAAATCTATTATAAAAGATAATCCTATGCTGATACCTACTAAAGTTATAGATTTAATTTGTTTAAGTTCTGATGATAAAGTAAAACTAATTAAATCAAATAATAGTTTACAATTTGTATCCAGTGATATTATAATAACATCAAAAGGTTTACATAATTCTAATGAATATCCTATTACAAATTTGAAATCGGTATTAGATACAGAATTTAAATATAGTGGTAAAATAGATTGCGATGATTATATATCTACTATTGATAGATTAAGATTATTTATAGACCCATATGACGATGATGAATTAGTATTTGATTTTTATTGTAATTTCGTAAAAATAACTAATAAAAATAATAGTTCATATGAAGAGTTGAAGTTACAGACAAATGAAGATACAGAGAATTATTTAGAATTTAGCTGTAAAGTAAACGCAACAGAATTTATAAAGGCGTTATCATCAGTACCAGCTTCAGAAGTAGATATTTATTATGGCAATGATTCAGTTATAAAGATTGATTGTGGAAGTATAGTACACATAATTTCTTTATCACAAGACGACGAGGAAGAAGAGTAACGATGATATTTATAGGTATTGACCCAGGTAACAGTGGTGCTTTAGTGGTTCTTAAAAATAGAGATATAATGATTAGACAAATTTTTTCAGAAGAAAATTATCTAGAATCTTTAAGACATATTCATAATCTAATGCTACAAGGTGAGTCGTGCGTTTGTTGTTTAGAACACGTACACAGTATGCCGAGGGATAGTCATAAAAGTGCATTTGCGTTCGGTAATAATTTTGGTTTTATTCAAGGTTTATTAAAAGCATTTGATATTCCATTTGAGTTAGTAACACCGCAAAAATGGAAGAAAGAATTTAGTGTAACTAGTGATAAGAATACTTCAATAGCAGTTGCTAAAAGACTTTTTCCAAAAGTTGATTTACGAAGAACTGCGGGTTCTAAGAGATGCACAAAAGACCACGATGGTATTGCTGAAGCTTTATTAATGGCTGAATACGCAAGAAGAAATCTTTAGGGAGGAAAATTTTATGGAAGAAACTATTATTAAAATTAATGATGAAGTTATTGACTTATCATCAGATGTAGAAAAATTAGTTAAAGAGGCAGTAGATAAATGTTGTCTAGATTTAGATAATATTGTATTTGATATTAGAAGTGCAATTATGGAAGATATAACAGTTGTGACTAATGAAACTCTACATAAGATGATTGCAGATTTAGCTACTATGTTATATGCATCTGTTAGTCAATTAGAGAATTTGGGCATCAAAGAAGACGTTAGTAAAAAGCTTAAAAATGATGTTTTCTCTAGAGTTAAACAAGAAACAGAAGGAACTGTTGCTAATAAGGAAGCTGCTGCTACATTGGCATCGCAGTCAGAAGATGTTGTGCTTACAGTTTATAGTAGAGCATATAAACAAGCTAAGAGTAAAATAGATGCTGGTTATGAAGTTCTTAATGTAATAAAGAAAATACTTACAACTAGAATATCAGAGTTAGAATTATCTAATTCAAGATATATAGGAACAAACATAGAAGAGGAAAAAATAAATGAGTAATAATTTAGAAGCTACGATTAAAAATATAAATAAGAAACTAAAGTTGGGAAATATTCAAGTTGGAGTTGAATATCAAGAATTAGAAAGAATACCATTTTCATCTTGTAGATTAAATTATATGACTTATGGTGGAATTCCTATAGGAAGAATGACAGAATTTAGTGGTGCCGATGGAAGTGGAAAAACTACAACAGCATTAGATTTAGCAGGACAAGCACAGAGATTATATCCTGATAAAAAAGTTCTTATATGCGATATTGAACATACTTTTGATACTGTATGGGCTACTAAACTTGGAGTAGATATAGATAATATTTTATATTTTGACCCAGATGCTATGGGTGCAGAAGAAGTATTTAATACATTAATTGAATTATTGAAGAGCGATGAGATAAGTTTAGGAATTTTAGATTCTCTTGGAGCTATGGTTTCTAATCAAGCTAATGAAAAAAATATAGGTGAAAGAACTTATGGTGGCATTAGTATGAGTTTAACAGAATTTGCTAAAAAAGTTACACCTATATTAGCAAAGACTAAGACAGCTTTCATTGGAATAAATCAGTTAAGAGATGATATGAATTCAATGTACGGTGGAACAACTACAACTGGAGGTAAGAATTGGAGACATAGTTGTTCTATGAGATTAGAATTTAGACGTGGTAATTATATAGATGAAAAGGGTAATAAGTTATCAATGTCTTGTGAAAATCCAGTTGGTAATTTAGTTAATGTATCATTAATCAAAAGTAAAGTTTGTAGACCTGATAGAAAAACTGGCTATTATACTTTAAACTACTTAAATGGTATAGATTATATATCAGATGCTTTTGATGTAGCAGTTAAGTTAGGTATTATAAATCAATCTGGTGCTTGGTTTAGCATAGTTGATACAGAAACTGGAGAGATTCTATCAGAGAATGATGAACCACTTAAATTTCAAGGAAAATCTAAATGTTTATATTATCTTAAAGAAAATAGTTCTATGTATGATAAGATGTTATCTGACATAGATAAATTACAAACGGAGTAATATTATGAATACAGTTTTTAACAATATTAACAATTTAAATGTTAATAATTCTTTATCGAATGGAGATTATTTTGAATACATATTAGAACCTGAGTTTAATACAAATTCTAAAGAGATGCAAATTAACGGTATATATGATATTAGGGTAAAGGATTATATGACAAAAAAATCTAATAGTAATTTTGATTTTATGCTAAAATGGAATAATAATATTCCAATGCCAGGAGTTGTGGCTAGAGGTAAAGTGATTGATGAAACTCGTGGTATGTATAGAATGAAAGTTCAAACACCCGATAACAAATCTTGGACAGGTTGGATTATTAAAACTGCTATAGTAGATTGGAGTGTAGTATAATGAGTACCAGAGATTTTAGTGATTTGCAAGAAAAATATTTAGCAAAAATAACTGGTGGAAAAGTTACACCAAATTCAGGTGGAACTAAATTTAGTGGAGGAGACGTAATAGCAGAACCAATTTTAATTGAAGCTAAAACAACTACTACTCCAAAAAAATCATTTAGCATTAAACAAGAATGGATTGATAAAGTTAGTGAACAAGCTTTTGAACAAGGACAATCAGAAGGAATATTAGCTTTTCAGTTTGAACCTAGTGGAGATAATTATTTCGTTTTAGACGAAAATCAATTTCTAGATTATTTAGATTATGTGAGAGAGTTGGGAAAAAATGATTAAAGAAATAGTATTCTACGCTTTACAAATATTATTTATATTCATATTAATTGGTATATCATCTGTTTTATTATGGATTATATTATGTTTAGGTAATAGTTTGTATCATAAGTTTATGGATTTCATTATTAAAAAGAGAAAAAAATAACTATATATAAATCAGAGGGGAGGAGTTATGGCAGTTACACCATTAGCTATAAAATATAGACCTAAAAGTTTTGAAGATTTAAGTGAACAAGAATCTATAGTTTCTATTTTGACTAATCAAGTAGAAACTAAAACTTTTCAGCACGCATATTTATTTATCGGTTCTGCCGGAGTTGGCAAAACTACTTCAGCAAGAATATTTGCAAATATGATAAATGATGGAAAAGGAAGGCCTATTGAGGTTGATGCTGCGAGTAATAGTGGAGTTGATAATATTAGAAATAATATTATTGATGATAGTAAAAAGAAATCATTAGATAGTGAATATAAAATATTTATTATCGATGAGTGTCATTCACTAAGTAATAGTGCGTGGCAGGCATTATTAAAATTACTCGAAGAATCACCAAAGTATAGTATATTTATTTTATGTACGACTAATCCTGAAAAAATACCGGCAACAATTATATCCAGAGTGCAACAATTTAAATTTAATCGGATTTCAAATGATGGTATTAAATCTAGATTAGTTGATATATACGATAAAGAAAAAGAAGAGGATTCCGAAATAACTGTATCTGATGAAGCTTTAGATTATATTTCAAAATTGGCTAGAGGTGGTTTAAGAACTGCCATAACTAATCTTGATAAATGTTTATCATTTTCTAAATCTGTAGATTTAGATGTCGTAATCAATGTGATAGATACTGTTAACTACGATACATTTTTCTCATTTACAGAAAAATTAATAAATAAAGATAAAGATTGCATTAATACTATAAATAATTTATATAATTCTGGTAAAGACTTAAAACAATTCAATTTAGATTATATGAAGTTTTTATTAGACGTAATGAGTTATATTATATTTAATAATATTGATAGTACAGATTTTCCTAAAGACAATAATGTTATAAGCAAATTAGATAAGTTTAAGGATAAAGAAGAAATTATATTAAATATAATACGTGTAGTAAAAGACTTAAATTATGAAGCTAGATTTAATTCAGATTTAAAAACTTTATTTAGCATAACATATTTATTATATTGTGGAGAGTAATCGTGGTAGGACAGCATAAAAATTTAATGACAATAGAATATTGGAAACGAAATAATAAGTTTCCTAGATTTATTTTAATAATAGGCGATTTTGGTAGTGGAAGATTTACATTATCTCAAGAAATTATTAAATGTCTTAATGCACAACAGATAGTTTTAGATAAAACTATTTCTGATGTTAGAAAAGTAATTTCAAATTCTTATGAAATTTTAGACAAATTTTGTTATGTTATAAGAGATATAGATGAGATGAGTGTAAACGCTAAGAATTCAATTCTTAAAGTTATAGAAGAACCTCCAAATGAAGCCTATTTTATTATGACATCTAAAAATGAAGAATTAGTTTTAGATACTGTTAAAAGTAGAGCTTTCATATTACATATGCAACCATATACAGAAGATGAATTAAGAGAATTTAATACAAACGAAACAATATTAAGATATTGCAATACTCCTGGTATGTGTATAGAAACAGATGGAATAGAATGCACAAATCTTTCAGGTTTAGTTGAAAATATACTATTAAGTATAAAAGAGAAGAAAGGGAGTACTTTAATAAAATATTGTAGAGATTTAAGTAATAAAGATAAAAGTATAAATTATGATTTATTTTGGTCTATATTATTTAAGGAGATTACTTATTCAGATATAGACTTTAATATAAAAAAAGCTTTTTTGAATAATTTAAATGATATACCACTATTATTAAAAAACAAATCAATTAATTCAAAAATGTTATTAGAAACATTTCTATTAAATGTGTATAACGAGGTAAAATTAAATGCAACTAGTTGATTATATGAATTGTATCATAAATAAAGAACCTTTAAAGTATTCTGTTTTATTTGGAGAAGAGCAGAATATTATTGATGTGTATATAGATAAAATAAGTGAATTAGGATATTCTATAGTTTATAAAGATACTGTTGCAGAAGCATTAAGAGAAAGCAAAAAAGTAAGTTTTATAGAAAGTAGTAAATTATTTGTAATTTCAAATGATGAAGACTTTTTAAAACACGAAAGTAAATGGTCTTTATTGAAAGAAGTTAAGGGTAAAAATATAATAGTATTAAGATATTTTAATATCAAAAAGTCTTCAAAATTTTATAAAAACAATAAAGATGTGTGTGTAGAATTTAATTATGTGTCAGATGAAGTATTTCAAAATTATATTATAAAATTGGTACCAAAATTAAAAGATGAATACGTATATAAATTACATAGTATTTGTAACAATGATTATGGAAAATTATTATTAGAATCAGATAAGATAAATAATTTATCTAAGCAGCAAGAAATTTCTACTAATGCAGCATTTGAAAAATTATTAGAAGATGATTTATTTATAAATGAGATAGGAGATATAACATTTGATTTGACTAATGCTATTACTTATGGAGATTTAAAAAATAGTCAAAAATATTTAGAACAGGCAAAAATTAAAGGAGAACCTGTTTTAAGGATTGTTTCTATATTATATCAAAATTTCATAAATTTATTAGCATATCAAGGATTAGGAAAAAATAAAGTAGATGCAGCTAATAGAATAGGTTTATCAGAAAAACAGATGTGGGCAATTAAGAAAAATGCTGGTGGATATAATAATAAAGAATTACTTAGAAATATAAATATATGTCAAGACGTAGAGAAAAGTATTAAATTAGGAATGCTATCTGAAGATATAGCACTAGATTATTTAATATTAAATTGTCTATATTAAGGAGATTATTATGATTAAAGTAGATAGTACAAAAGATTTATTATTTATAGAAGGAGAATTTTTAGACATAATAAATGAATGCTCAACATTAGTAGATTATTGTGCTTGTTATTATGTCAATAATGAATTTAATCAAGGAGTACCTTTAGATATATCTAAAGAAAAACTAAGAGAGTTTTTAATTAAGGCCGTAGATACTATTGTAGAAAATGTAGAGATATTGCCTAATGAAAGCTCTAGCCAATATACATCATAGGAGGAAATATGAAATATTTAATTTTTACTGATTTACACTTAAGTTATAATTCTAGTATCTTACCATTATCTTGTGAAAATAGTATTTATACTACTAGACTTCAAATGTGTATTGATACATTAAAACATATGTTTGAAGTTGCCGAAAAAGAGAATGTGGATAAAATTATATTTGCAGGAGATATGTTTAATGCTCATACACTAAGAGCAGAAGAAATTACAGCATTTTCAGATGCTATGAAGTATTATAATAATAAGATTCCATTTATCATAATAACTGGTAATCACGATATTCTAGATAATAATTCTAATTTCTATTCGAGTTCAGTGTTAGATTTATTTGATAATGTATCAATTTATAATAAACCTACAAAGATAGACGATGAATTATCAGTGCTTCCATATATGCCATTTAGTAAGATTACAGAAGATTTAATAAAAGATATTAGTAATAAAATTCTTATATCACATATTGATATATATGGTTCAATATTAGGAAATAAATATAAATTAGATTTTGGTGTAGAACCAAATTTATTTAACGGTTTCGAAAAAGTGTTTAATGGTCATATTCATACACAACAAGTATTGTCAGAAAATGTTATGAATATAGGAAGTTGCGTTAGTCACTCCTTTAGCGATGACCAAGACTATATTCCTAGTTTTATAATCTATGATTCTGAAACACAAGAAACTGAAAGTTTTGAGAATCCTCATTCAATACTATTTAGAAGTTTAGATACTAGAGAAAATAGTTTAATTGAGTTTGTTGAAAAATGTCTGAATACGCATCACAAATATGTATTGAGAGTAGTAACAGAAGATAAATCTAAGGTAATAGATATATTAGATAAGTATAGTAATATTTTTATTAGTTATAGAGTTATTACTAACAGTATAAATAGTGATGTTGTAAAAGAGGAATTAGATGAAGTAAACATCGATTATGATAATCTTACTAAACAGTTTGAAGATTTTTTACATACTCAAGAATCATTAAAACATCCATTAAAAGATTATTTAGATGTAATACACGAATTAGATTAGGAGAGCTATTATGAATTTATATTTTAAAAATATTAGTATACATAATTTTCAAAGTATAGGTAATGCAGAAGTAGAATTAAATAATACTGGAATCGTATATGTTAAAGGAGAAAATTTATACGAAGAATTTACAGAATCAAATGGTTCTGGTAAATCTAGTATTTTTGAGTCTATTCTTTGGTGTTTATTTGGTAAAACATCAAATGGAGTATCAGATGTTAAAAATCATTATGCTGAAGATGGGTGCTATGTAGAATTAGACTTATCTATCGATAATGTAGATTATAAAATTATAAGAGCTCAAAAACACAAGACATACAAAGATAAAGTTATAATTACAAAAAATTCAGAAGATATTTCAGGAAGAAATAAGACTGATAGTAATAAACTCATATTAGAATTATTAGATGTAGATTTAGATATATTTACTTCAATAGTTATTTTATCTCAAGGATTTTCTAGTAAGTTAACTAGCTTAACTCCTACAAACAGAAAAGATAGATTAGAGAGATTGTCTGGAAGTGCTATAATGATTGAGGCATTTAAAGACAAACTTTCAAATTACAAGAGTACTAAAAACAGTGAATTGAGTGATGCTACTCTTGAATATGGAAAAGCTACTGGTCAATTAGAGAGTGTTGAACAGGATATAAATAAATTAAATATTGAGTTAAACGAATTATTATCAAAAGCTTCAGAAGATATTCCTGATTTAAAAGAAGTTAGAGAACAATTAGATTTTAGACATAAAGATTTAATGGATTACTCAGATAAAAAATCAGAGATTCATTCTAAATTTAGCGATGCTGATAAGAACTTTAGTGCTTTAAAATCTGAAATTAGTTCTTGTGAATCGAAAATAGAAAAATTAAAGAATAAAAAGGAAACATTAGAAACTACAAAAGAATGTTATACTTGTGGTCAACCTATTACAGATGATAAGCAGGAAGAACTAAAATCAGAAATAGATTCAGAACTTAAGTTATTAGAATTACAATTACAAGATTTAAATAAGGGTTTATCTAAAAGTAAAGAGTTAGTAATTGAGTATCAAAAAGAAAAAATAGAAATAGACGAAAGATATGATGAATTGCAGTCTAAAGTAAAAGCACTACAAGATATACTAGATAAATATAAAGATTATGAAAATCTAGATGAAATAGATAATATAAAGAAAGAAATTAGTGATAAAGAATCCACATTAGATGATTTAAAATCTAATGTTCAAAATACTAAAGATAAAGTTGGAGATATAGAAAAGAGTGTAGAGATTATTACTCATTGTTTATCATTAACTACAAAAGATTTTAGAGAATACTTATTAACTAATGTTATAAAATTTTTGAATAATAGATTATACAAATATTCAAAAATGTTATATAATAATATAGAAGTTGATTATATTTATATTGACGATAACTTAAATATTTATGTTGGTGAATATGAATATAACACATTGTCCGGAGGAGAAAAAAGAAAAGTTGATATAGCTTTGGTATTTGCTCAAAGGGATTTAGCTTTAAGTATTTCTGGAATGAATTGTAATTTATTGGTGCTTGATGAGATATATGATAACTTAGATGAAACGGCAATTTCTAATGTATCAAGTTTGATAGCACAAATTTCTGATATAGACTCTATGTTTGTTATAAGTCATATGAAGAATGTTGATATTAAATATGATTCTATTTTAAAAGTAACTAAAGATGAATCTAGAATTTCAACTGTTTCTTATGAATAATTAAATATGAGTACAATTAAAACGTTTTCTGATAAAATACGAAAACAAATAGAAGAAGACCCGAATAATCCTGATATATTCAATAATCTAAGATTACTTGCAAATTTTTATTTTAGAGGAGTAAAATTTGTAGATAATGAGCAGCAATTAGAAGAGATTTCAAATATAGCTGCAGAAGATATGTATATGAGAGTATATAATGGAATGAAATTATATAATCCAATTGGATTTTTATATAAATTCAGGTATACATATTTCAAAGAGATGAAAAAAATTGAATATACAGAAGTAATAGAGTGTGAAGACTATGATATGACTATGGGTCTTTTGAATATGTGTGTAGGAAGTTCAATATCATTAGAAAATAGTTATGATGTTATTTGGATTAAAGACTATTTACAAAGAATACCACAACAAGTTGATTATATATTGAGTAAATGTTGTAGATATAAAAAAGGTACGTCTATATATAGAAATATTTATACATCAATTATGTTATCTTTGTATAAAGATGATATAATACCATTATTCATATCATCTAAAATACACAACTATTTTTTATTGATGTTAAATAAAGTTAAAGATGAATTATTTGATGATATAAAAAATAATTTATTAGATAATAATTTAACTTATGATGGAAATTTAGATATGTTACTTAATATATTAAGATTAAGTAATGTTGATAGATATATACCAGAGGTTTTAGATAATGAGTGATAATAAGTTTTCAGATTTAAAGTATCTTACTAAAGAAGATAATTTTTCTACTATATTAATGTTACTGTTTACATTAACCGAAAATCCAAAATACTCTACATTGAGTGAATTGGTTTATATTTTAGACTCTAAAAATTTCACAAAATTTATAACATATTTTGCTGGTCAAACAATTAAAGTTCCTAGAATGGAAGATATAATAACTTCATTTAGAACTATGTTGTTGTACCAGTTTTATATTGTGGAGAAAAATAGTTGGGAAAAATCTTTAGAAATGTCAGGTTTTGCTAAAAACGATTCATATACAGCAAGAAACTATTTAGTAATGTTAGAAAAAGCGCTAGATTACTATGATTATGATGTAGGAAGTAAAATAGATGAATAGTTATAAACCTAAATATAAAGTAGATATTAAGCTAATTAATAAAAATTTGTTAGAACTTTATAAAGAAACATCTAGACTAAACAAATTTGGACGAAAGAATTATTTAGTATTAGAGGCTTTAGATAAATTAAATAAACACGATATTCATAATCTAAAAAAGTTTGATGAAGAATTAGAAAAGTTTGAAAAAGAGTTCGATAAATCTGAAAACATTAATGATTTAAATGAGTTAATTTTATTAGCTAATAATTTAAATAATTTTGTATTCGATAAATATGTTAATATATTACATAAATTAGAGGAAGATATACAACAATGAGATATAAAGAAGATAGTAGTGGTAGACCAAGAAATTTAAGATTAAATCAAATAGAATTTGAGAGATTTGTTCCACATCTAAGTAAACTTACTGGATTATATGCAAATATGTTTATGTATATTGTAAAAATATTATATCAAGGATTAATGTACGATATAGTAAATAAATCATTAGATGGTGAAATACAAGATGAGTTATGTATTGAAATACCTCATATAGGTGGTTTATATCTTAAATATGTTGATGGTCAAATAGAATTTGATAAGTTTGAATTAGAAAATGAATTCAAAGAAGATATTATAAATTCTATTGAAAATAAGACTTGTGAATTAGATGATATTATAGAAAAAGAATATTTAAACAAAATATTATCTAAATATGAGGAAGTATTATGACAAAGTTACCGACAAAAATTCCAAAAACAGATATTGTTGAAAAGAATACATTAGATTTAATGGATTTAATTGCAGATGGAGCTTTAAATGAAACTGAATTGCCGGATTTAATTGAGCGTGACGAAATTATAAATAGAACAAAATTATTTTTGGTAGCTCAAGCAAAATCTGAATTGAAGAGAATAGTTAGATTGACTAGATTATTAGACAATTTAGAAGAAAGATATGCAGATAGATTAGAAACTGAGCAATTTGATATGGAATTAGATGATTATCAAAAAGCTCTTAGAACTATAAATACTTGTATAGATAGGTCTAATAAACTAATAAAAAGTATAGTTAATGATGAAGAATTAACAAGTATTCTAATTGTTAATAATCAAGCTCAAGTAAATAATAATATAGACATAACAGAGAATAAACTAATAGTAGATGGTTTAGAAAGCCCAGAATCAAGGAATAGAGTTGTTCAAGCTGTAGATAATATATTAAGTCAGTTGAAAACAAAAGAAGAGGAATTGAGGGAAAATGAGTGATAATGTATTTGATTTATCAGGTTTAGATTTAAGTTCAGATATTTTTAACTCGATGAGTGCTGAAGAAAAAGAAGCCGTAATGCAAATATTAAATGATGCTAAATCGGGTAATACTGATATTTATGCTTCTATAATGTCTGAAGATTATGAGGAAGTTCCTGTAGATATTGATACATTTATTGAAGATAATAGATATATAGGTAAAACAACAAGACAAGGTTCTACAATTTATCCATATTGGAGAAAAGTATTAAGAAATATATTTGACCCAAAAAATCATTATACAGAAATAGTATTTACAGGTGCTATTGGATTAGGTAAAACAACAATAGCAATCATAGGAATGGCATATGTACTTTATAGATTATTATGTTTAAAGAATCCACAAGAGTTTTATAAGTTACAAGAAAATTCAACTATTGTATTAGCTTTCTTTAATGTTAATCTAGAGTTAAGTGGTAACGTAGCATTTGGTAAAATGCAATCAATGTTAAAGGAATCACCTTGGTTTTTAGAACACGGAGAAATAATAGGAAGAAAAAATGAAGTATTTGTTCCTGATAAGAATATAAAGTTTAATGTAGGTTCTCAAGCAGAACACGGATTAGGACAAGATATTATATGTGTTAAAGGTGATACAGTAATAAAAACTGTAAATGGTGATGAAAAGATAGAAGATTTAGAAAATAAAATTATATTTGTAGAATCAGATGATGGAACAATAAGTACAGCTTGTACAGTTAAACAAACAGGAACTTCAAAAGAAATGTATAGAATATATGTTGAAGGAGATTTTCCAATAGAAGTTACTGGAGAACATAAATTAAAATTAAAAGACGGTACATATAAAAAAGCTAAAGACCTCACAGAAGAAGATGAATTATTAGATATTGATATTATACAATAGAATATGTTCCGATAGAGTAAGCATACAGTACTATAAAATTAGTAGTGTATGTTTTTTCTTTATATTCACTGTTTACAATTTGTAAACTTTGTGTTATAATATATATATCATAAGTATTAAGGAGGTTGTATATTATGACAGAGATGAATATAAAAATAATAGAACTTTATAGCGAAGAAGGATTACTAGTTGGTTCATATGAAGTTAGAACAAAGGAAGATATGCAAAAAGTTTTACTTGCAATAGCTGATGTGGCTATGTCTGGTGATACTATTAAGTTTAAATAAGGAGAAATATTATGTTAAATGATTATAGAATCATAGAAGTAACGGGTAAAGAACTTGGAAAAAAGACAAATTACAATGATGTCTACATAGTACATAAAGATTATATTCCAATGATTAAGGAGTTTATAGCTCATTGGGAAGATTACTGGAATGGTATTAAAGGAAGAGGAGAACCTTATCAATTCTTCTTTAATATTGAAAATTATGTAGATGTTACTAATCCTGCTTGTAATCTCAATGACCCCTTAAGAGAATTTCTAGAGAATATTTGTGAAGATTTACACGGTATGTACATTAGATGTAATGGTGCAGAAGCTTACGAATTTGATTATTAAAAGGAGAAGGGTGGTATAAATTATGAATACATATAAAGGAATAGTTACATTTTGTGGTGTAGGAGACACAGAATATGAAGTACAAGCAAAAGATATGAATGAAGCCATAGGAAAAATATTCGAAGAAGCTAAAATGGATTTATATTCAGAAATAATTGATGATGGTGAATATCAAATATCATTTAGTGATGATATAAATGCAGAAAATATATATTACTGCGAAAATGAGTTTGAAGCTTTAGAAGAAGCTGAGGATAATGATTTAAGAATAGAAGAAGTTTATATAGTTGAATAAGGGAGATTATTATGGGACAATGGAAATATAAGTTAAAGAATAGTCAAGCATTGAGAGATGCTATTCATAATGGAGATTTAGATGAAGTTTTAAATCAATTAGAAGTTTGTTGGAAAGAAATTAATCAACAATTTCCTGAAGACTATGATGATAGAGAATTAAGTTCAGACCTAGATGATATAGAGAATGAGAGAGATAATATCTTAAATTATGAAGATTATGATATGGATTATGAGGAAGTAGAAGATAATGTAGATTATCTCTTGAGTAATTTATATGATGAATGTGATGGACTAGGAATTTGGATAGAAATTTAAATAGGAGCAAATTATGGTTTTACTAGAAAA